CGGACTTGAATAAGCGTAAAGCCTGGCTTGAAGGAAGCTGGGATATCACCTCTGGTGGCATGTTTGATGATCTGTGGGATGCTAAGAAACATATTATCAAACCGTTTAAGATTCCGTACTCGTGGAAAATTGATCGTTCGTTTGACTGGGGTAGTTCAAAACCGTTTAGTGTTGGTTGGTGGGCGCAGAGCGACGGGACCGATGTGACAATGTCAGATGGTACGACACGTTCGTTCCCACGCAAGACCTTATTTAGGATTGGTGAGTGGTACGGCAGCAACGGCAAACCGAACGAAGGTATGCGCATGACTGCAAAGAATGTAGCGTTAGGGATTATCCAACGTGAAATTCAGATGGGGATTGCCAACAGGGTAGCTGCTGGTCCAGCAGACTCTGCAATTTATGCCGTAACAGATGAAGAGTCGATTGGCCAGAATATGGAGTCGCAGGGTGTATTTTGGACACTAGCAGATAAACGCTCGGGTAGCCGTAAGAATGGTTGGGAGTTAATGCGTGATCGTTTCTCCGCAACTGCCAACGACGATGTTGATAAACCGGGTATGTTGGTCTTTGAGACATGCCGAGATTTCATAAGAACTGTTCCAGGTATTGTACGGGATCCCAAGGACCCTGACGATGTGGATACAGATGCAGAGGACCACATAGCCGATGACGTGCGTTATCGCGTATTGGCTTCGGATGGCGTAGTTACCAAAGTTAAGATCGGTGGAGCTTAAAATGAGCGTTAAACATCAACACAACGAGTACACCGATATGATGCCTAAATGGCAGCGTTGCATCGATGTATGCGCAGGGCAGGACGCTATTCACGATGCGGGCCCTGCTTATCTACCAGCGCTTGCAGATCAAGACAATGCAGAATACCAAAACTATAAGAACCGCGCGCCGTTCTACAATGCTACGTGGCGAACTATTGTTGGTTTGCAAGGCATGATTTTTCGCAAACCTCCGGCAGTAACCGTACCAGATATCGTTAAGGAAATGCTAGACGATATTACCATGGACGGAACCCCGATGCACCTGTTTGCATTAAATCTTGCAGAAGAATGCTTGAAACTGGGGCGCGTGGGTGTATGGGTGGACTTCCCAGTGGCTCCTGACGGTGCTACCGAAGCGGACGCAAAGATTGGTAATTTTCGTCCGTCGATGAAAAAATACGTAGCTACATCGATCATTAACTGGAAAACAAAGACAATCAATAACAAAACAATGCTTTCCATGATTGTCTTAAAAGAAATGAAGTACGAAGCTGTTGACCAGTTTGAAGACAAAGAAAAAGACCAATATCGTGTCTTAGATTTAACAACTGATAATGAAGGATTGAGTTACTATTATCGTGTTCGTATTTTTGAGATCAAAATAGATCCTGAAACCCAAGAAGAAGTGGATGTTTTAATTTCCACAGCCATTCCAAAAATTAAAGGGAAAGTGCTGGACACTATTCCATTCCAATTCATGGGTGTTGACGATGTTAACTGGTGTGTAGATGAACCACCGTTGATTGACTTGGTTGACATGAACTTGTCTCATTATCGTTCCACTGCGGATTACGAACACGGTTGCCACTTTACGGGCTTGCCCACACCAGTTATCAGTGGATACCAAAACGATCCCGCGAATCCAACCAAGTTCTACATTGGTAGCATGACAGCATGGGTATTTACGAATCCTCAAGCAAAAGCTTCGTATTTGGAGTTTACTGGTCAAGGCCTTGGCGCATTAAAAGAGAACATCGACGGCAAAGCGAATTATATGGCTGTGCTGGGCGCACGTATGCTGGAGGCTCAGATTAAAGGTGTTGAAGCAGCAGATACCGCTGCTATCCACCGAGGTGGTGAACAGTCCATGCTGTCCAGCGTAGCACAGTCCATCTCAATGGGCATCCAGAAAGCTTTAAAGACCTTCTGTGATTTTGCTGGTGCAAAAGGTGATGTTAAGTTCGAACTCAACCGCGACTTCTTCCCTGTACCAATGGATGCACTGACGCTTACTGCTATTATCGCCGGTTGGCAGAACCATGCTTACAGCTACGAAACGATGTTTGAGAATCTGAAGAAAGGTGAAATTGTGCCTGTCGACAGAACCATTGATGAAGAACAGGTGGGGATTAAGAAAAACCCTCCGCCGGTACTTGAAGCTCCAACGACACCGGGTAACGGCAAAACTGCTGTGAAGAAGCCTAAAGCGGCAAAAGGAAGTGCTGGCGGTGCCGCACCAACCATAACTCAACTCCAGAAGTAAGTGTGGTCATAGGGGAATATCGTGAAAACTCCAACTCCAGTTACACAACCTACCAAAGAGCAGGTACGTGATTGGATGAAGGATACTCGACGTAAGAATGAACCACCTCCTACACCAGAACAGATACGCAGAGAACTTGGATGGGAACTAGTACCTGATGACCCGCTAAATTCCAAATAATCCTTGCCTTTAAATTTTAGGACGTTTATAATTACCAAAGATTCAACTAATCCAGTCACGCTGGATTATCATCGTGACCAAGTCACACAACTCACCAATCCCAAGGGGAAGCAAATGTCGATTCATAATAACTATGATTTCAAAAGCACACGTACAATTTTAACGGTTTGGGATGATGCAGCAGATGCAGCCGCAGCAGCACAAGCAGCGGCAGATGCAGCAGATGCAGCATTGCAAGCCAGGATCGACGCCGCAGTCACGGCAGCAACAAGTGGATTGAAAGCAAAGAATACCGAACTGCTTGGAAAAATGGCTCAAGCAAACGACCGAGTTAAGGCGTTTGAAGGTCTTGACCCTGTTGCGCTAAAGGAATTGAAAGATCGTCTGGATGCAGATGACGATACGAAATTACTGGCAGCAGGCAAGAAGAATGAGGTTATCGATAAATACACGACACGTATGCGCGCCGAGCATGATGCTCAGTTGGAAGCAGAACGTGACCGTACCCGCGCTGAAGCTGCTCGTGCTGATGCGTGGAAAGGCAGTGTGTTGGATAACCAGATTCGTGCTGTGACTAGCGGTCTGCATAAGGGTGCCGTCGAAGACGCACTGCTTCATGCGCGTAATATCTTTAGTTTGGATGCCAAGGGCAATGCAGTAAAACTGGACGCCGAAGGTCGTGCAGAGCTTGGAAAAGATGGTGCTTCACCATTTAGTCCAGCAGAATGGATTGAAACCATGAAGGAGTTGAAACCTCACTGGTTCCCAATGAGCACGTCTGGTAGTGGTGGTGGTGCAGACACTCGTGGTGGAAGCGGTGCAGGTAAAGTTCTTTCACGCGCTAACTTTGATAAATTGCCCGGCGCTGAACAACATAAAGTTATTCTAGCCGGCACCAAGATTGTTGACTAAAGGAAATTATCGTGGCAAATACCCTTACCTCACTGATTCCATCGTTATATGCCTCGATGGATGTCATTTCACGCGAATTGGTTGGTTGCATTCCTTGCGCCACCCTTGATGCGCGTGTTTCCCGTGCCGCTGTTGGCCAGCTGGTTTACTCGTTCAAATCGCCGACCGCAACGGCTACCGACATCACCCCTGGCGTCACCCCACCTAACGATGGTGATCAAAACATCGGTAACGTGTCGATGACCATCACGAAGGCTCGTCGCGTACCGTTCCGTTGGAATGGTGAAGAAGAACTTGGTCTGAACAACAATGGCGCCGGCGCTCGTGCCATCAAGAACGACCAAATGATGCAAGCAATGCGCACACTGGTCAATGAGATGGAAGTCGACCTGATCCGTGCTGGTGTTGTAGCATCCTCGCGTTCGTACGGCACCGCTGCTGCTACTCCATTCGCATCGACCCTGGGCGATCCAGCTCAAGTGCGTAAGATTCTGGATGATAACGGTGCTCCACTGGGTGATCGTTGCATGGTGATTGATACCACTGCTGGCGCTGCTCTGCGTACCTTGGCGCAACTGACCAAGGCAAACGAAGCTGGCACTACCATGACTCTGCGTGATGGTGCTCTGCTGGATCTGCATGGTTTCTCGATTCACGAATCGGCTGGTGTTCGTGCTGCTACCAAAGGTACTGGCGCTTCGTACACTTCCGACACCGCAGGCTATGCTGTTGGCGCAACCTCGATTACCCTGATTACTGGTACGGGCACTGTCCTGGCTGGTGATACAGTGACTTTCGCTGGTGATACCAACAAATACGTCGTCGCAACAGGCGTTGCAGCTCCAGGCACTATCGTGTTGAACGAGCCTGGCCTGAAAGTTGCACTGGCTGCGTCGGCTGTTGCAATGACCGTCGGTAACACTGCTACCACTAACATCGCGTTCTCGAGCTCGTCGTTGGTCTTAGCAACTCGTATGCCCGCTCTGCCAGAAGGCGGCGACTTGGCAATCGATCGCATTACCATTACCGACCCTCGTTCGGGCATTAGCTTCGAAGTTGCGATGTATCCGCAATATCGTCAGATGCAGTATGAAATCTCAGCTTGCTGGGGTGTGAAGGGTATTAAATCCAACCACTCGGCAATTCTGCTGGGCTAATCGACTTATGACCACACTAGCTTATGTTAGTGTGGTCATTTGGCTAACTAAAGGAAGATAGTATGAGCGCAGAAGTCTCTACTGGAAATCCTTTACCCGTTTTCATTGTGGGTGGCGGGGGCAATACCGCAGGTAGTTTGACTAACACCGAACTTCGTGCCACTCCTGTACCGATTTCCGGCACTGTAACAGTATCTGGTGGTGGTTCATTAACTGATACCCAATTACGCGCGACACCAGTTCCAATCTCTGGAACTGTAAGTGTATCAGGTGGTGGCGGATTGACCGATACGCAGTTACGTGCCACTGCCGTGCCTGTTAGTTTTGCTTCATACATTTCCGGTGAAGACCCAGTTAACGATGTAATGAAAGTCGTTAGCGGCGGTTCGATGTATGAAAATTTATTAGGATCGCAATCAGACGCCGTATTAGGCACTACTGGAGCGGTTGGAGATTATCTGGAACGGTTGGTCGTTAAGATATTCACTTCAGCTAACAGCGCAGTTAGTTTAAAAGACGGAACCCCAGCAGCTTCTGTTACATCAACAACACATGCTTCTACTGCATCAACAACCACTGTGATCAACAGCGCTATTATTTCAGGCACAATCACAACTGATCAATACGTGGGATATCTTCTGCGTATTAACGGCGCTGTCCGGAGAATTACAGCAAACAATTCAGGTACAGGTGCGGTGCATGCTTTCACACTTGACCACGCCTTACCTTCAGCTCCAAGTACCAGTGTAGCGTTTACGATCGAAACATACGGATTATCTTTTGAAATTCTTCCGGCTGGTGCACCTGTGGGAACTCAGATACTTAATTTAGGTCTTAAATCACTCTACGGGGCATGGTCTATCAGTACAGATTCAGGCGTGAGTGTTTTAGCCTGCGGTAAATTCACTTAATAGGTGACGTTATGCCATCTACCGCTAATACCTTCACAGCGACCGCAAACTATTATGTGATGACGCCATCGGGCCCCTTATTAAATGATATATCAGGTGGTACTCGAATTTTTGATTTCATTATTCCAAAGGCGTCTAACAAAATCTTAAATAACTCTGGAAGTGCAAGTTTTTCAACTTTCCAGAGTAATGGAAATACCCGTGGTACTTTTTACATGGAAAACACAGCGCCTGATGGGGTTAATCCAGGGTTAGTTTATAACGCAGCTGAACCAGCATGGGACATCACTTATACGGCAGGTGAAGCGTTCACAGCTAACGCATGTCGTACTTTTGTGAATACTAATGCTGTGCCTACATTCACCCCAATTCGGGTGGAATTCTACTTTAAATTACGCGCAGGTTGGCCTTTCGAAAGTACGTATGATAGTGCTTTTGGTGGTCGTCAGAATACAGAAGCTTTAATATGGCAGTTTAAATGTACGACAGCAGTGGGAGGCCCTTTTCTTGCACTGTATGTAGGCACTCCTGCTACCGGAGGATCGAAGATTTATTTAGCCTACGCTTCTGATGGCGGAGGTGGCACTCGAACAATTATTGCAACCATTAACAGCCCGACAACAGCGGTTGAGTACCAAATGGTTCTTAACCTAAGTTTGATTGGCCCGTATAATAGGATTGTAGGTACATTAGGTGGCCAAGTGGTTGATTATACACCACCAGGCGGCAATAAAATATGGGCGTCGACCGACTCGTATTTTTATGCTTTAATGGCGATGGGCGTTTATTGTTACAACAATGATCCAACCGCATGGAAAAACGGCAATTCAGCTACACCTTATTTAAATATCACCAATGGGTTGCCGATGGACAACCCAAATAATTGTCAAACTAGAACAATTGGTGTTACACGAGCAAGACTCA